GGCCTATTGGATTCAGCAACAGTTGATGACAGTAATGCCGCAGAGCAACAAGACCCAAATGGCACCGCAATAAGCCACTTGGCGCCACAAGAAGATGATTCACCCCTAGAAAGACCCGATTGGTGGCCAGAGAACTTTTGGAAAAAAGATACTACTGAGCCTGACTTAGAGGGTATTGCAAAGTCGTGGTCTGACCTGCGTAAGCAGATTAGCCAAGGCAAGCACAAAGCCCCAGCAGATGGGAAATACGATACCGCAGCCTTTGGCGAACTACCAGACAATGACCCTGTAAAAAGTCATGTATTAAACTGGGCCAAAGAGTATGGCGTATCGCAGGCCGCGCTAGACACCCTAGTCGGCGAAGTCGTTAAAATGGGTGGTGAGCAGGTTGAGCAAGGCCAGCGTACCATCGAGCAAGAACGCGCAGCTCTAGGCCCCAATGCCGATGTTGTAATCAAAGGCATGACAGACTGGGCGCGTGGGCTGGTAAACAAAGGCATCTGGGGTAAAGATGACTTTGAGGAATTTAAGTATATGGGCGGCACAGCCAAGGGTTTAAAAGCCCTAGCTAAAGTACGGGAGGCTTACGAGGGTACTCGTATTCCTACCCAGTCCATGCCAGTTGAGGGAGCTCCATCTAAGGATGAGCTCTATCAGATGGTAGCGGATCCTAAGTACAAGTCAGACCCAGCATACCGAGCCAAGGTAGAGAAGATGTTTAACTCGACTTTCGGTCAATAGATCCTTCACGGGAGTGGCTTGCCCCGGCGCAGTACGGCCGGGGTTTTTTTACGCCTATAAAAATATTTCTATAAAGTGTTGCTTTTAAGTGACAGTTCTGCTAGAAACTCCATAAGGCATATCATTAAATTGACCCTTAATGCAGATATCTCTGCCGACTGGCTAGCGTAACTAGCAAGCATACGGCCCTGCAAAACAGGCTAACCGAAGCAATAAACCTTAATTTTTTGTTTACCTATCTTAGGAGATTTTCAAATGAGCATTTCATTATCTAATGCCTTTGTAACTCTATTTGATGCTGAGGTAAAACAGGCCTACCAGGGCAAGGCTATGCTGGTTGGTGCTGTACGTCAGCGTCGTGGAGTAGAAGGCTCTACCGTCCGTTTCCCTAAAGTTGGTCGTGGCGTAGCAACACCACGTATTACACAGACCGATGTAACCCCATTAAACGTAGGCTTTTCCAATGTAACTTGCACATTGCAAGACTGGAACGCTGCTGAATATAGCGATATCTTCAGCCAAGCCAAAGTAAACTTTGACGAGCGTCAAGAGCTCGTACAAGTATTGGGCAACGCTATTGGCCGCCGTCAAGACCAGTTGATTCTGGACGCATTGACAGCTGCTAGCGGCACAGGCACAGTTAGCAACGATATCGGTGGTAGCGATACCAACCTTAACGTAGCTAAACTGCGCGATGCAAAGCGTTTGCTTGATAAGAATAACGTACCGCCAGAAGGCCGTCACATTATTCTCCACGCATCTGGCTTGGCATCGTTGTTGTCTGAGACAGCTGTAACAAGCTCTGACTTCAATACCGTTAAGGCTTTGGTAAGCGGCGAGATTAATACTTTCTTAGGCTTTACTTTCCATGTAATGGGCGACCGCTCTGAAGGCGGCTTGGCTATTGATGGTAGCTTGGATCGTACTTGTTTTGCTTTCCACAAAGACGCTATCGGCTACGCTGAAGGTATCGCTCCACGCACCGAAGTAAATTACATTCCAGAAAAGACATCGTTCTTAGTGAACTCTGTATTCTCTGCGGGTGCTATTGCCATCGATGCTGAGGGTATCATTAAGATTACCGCTCGCGAAACAGCATAAAGGAGACTGAAAAATGGCTTATAGCTCAACTGGTTTTTCAACCGTAGCCGCATCTAAAGCTGGTAATGCTCCAGCTATTTATGCATATAAAACAACTGACGCGATTGCTGCTGTCAATACTGAGGGTTACTTCAATGATTTGTCGTCCATCCTCAGCGTTGGCGACTTAATTTATTGCGTAACTTCAACAGGTACTACCGCTGTTGCTACTTTGGTTTATGTTCTTTCTAACGCCTCTGGCGTTGTTGACGTAAACGATGGTACAACTTTGGCTAACACAGATACAGATTAATCGTATTTGGCATTAAAATGGGCCATTACTGGGGATACTCGGTGGTGGCCCATTATTACATTGGAGAATTAAATGGCAGCTGGTGATACCGCCCTTTCGATCTGTTCTGATGCTTTGTTGATGCTCGGCGCCAAGCCGATTTCGTCTTTTGACGAAGGCACAGACGAGGCGTCTGTTGCCAACCGTTTATACCCAGATATCAAGGATCAGGCGCTACTGATGTACCCCTGGTCTTTTAGCTATAAAAAGACGTCTATAGCGCGTTTAATCTCTACGCCTATTAACGAGTTCCGTTATGAGTATCAGCTCCCAGGAGACCGTTTAACGAGTCCTAGAGCTATCTATGATACTAACGCTACTAACATCCCTCCGCGCAAAGAATACCGTATCATTGGCGACAAGCTATTAGCGGATTACGAGCAGGTTTATATTGACTACCAGTACTCGGTGCCTGAGTTTGAAATGCCTAGCTATTTTGTGCAGCTCCTCAAGTACATGATGACATGGCACCTTGCTTTACCTATTACAGACCAAACAGATAAAAGCCAGTAATAGGCGCACCATCTGAAAATGGTCGCGGTGGCTATCTGCGTCAAGCCATGAATATTGACGGCGCTGGTAATCCTACCAATGCTATTAATGACTTCTCGCTAATTAACGTGAGGTATTAATGAGTCGCTTTGTAAGTATACAAACGAACTTCTCTACGGGTGAGCTTGATCCATTGCTCCGCGCCCGTGTAGATTTAACTGCATATGCAAACGCACTAGAGAAGGCAACTAACGTAGTATGCCAGCCACAAGGCGGTATTCGCCGTAGGCCTGGCTCCCGTTTCATTACAGCTCTAGCTAACTCTGGAGCTGAGTCTGCCGCTAACGGTGTGCGCTTAGTTGAGTTTGAATTCTCTACATCTGACAGTTATATGCTGTGCTTTACGCACAATCGGATGTATATATTCAAGGCTGGCGTTTTAATTACAAACATTAACGGCTCAGGCAATCCTTATTTAAGCACGTCTGGAGTTGGCCTTACTGGAGCTAGATTAAACAACATCGTATGGACTCAATCTGCTGATACGCTGATTGTGGTGCATCCTGATATTGCGCCTATTAGCATCGTTCGCGGAGCTAGTGATTCTCTTTGGACTGCTGGCGCCATCACGTTTGACTCTATTCCTAAATACGCATTTACGGTATCGGTTACTAACCCAGCCGGAACCCTAACGCCATCCGCTGTATCTGGCAAGGTGACTTTAACTGCATCCTCCAGCGTATTTGTTGCTGGGTCTGTAGGCCAATACGTTAACGCCCAGCCTCAAGGCCGCGCTAAGATTGTGCGCTATAACTCAGGTACCTCAGTAGATGCAATTACTGAGTTTCCGTTTTTTAACACAGCCGCTATCGCGAATGGACAATGGGACTATGAATCTGGTTACGAAGCTGTATGGTCTGCTGGAAAAGGTTACCCTCGCTCTGTTACTTTCCACGAAGGTCGTTTGTACTTTGGTGGTTCTAAGTCTCGTCCTAGTACTATATGGGGCTCTAAAGTTGGCTTGTTCTTTGATTTTGACGCTACTGAAGGATTAGACGATGACGCGGTTGAGGCCACGTTAGACACCAATACATTTAACGCGATTGTCGATATTATCTCTGGCCGCGACTTGCAGGTGTTTACTACTGGTGGTGAGTTCTATGTTCCGCAAAATGGACTAGACCCAATTACGCCTACTAACTTCTTTGTTAAGACCGCTAGTCGTAACGGCACCCAGCAGGGCGTGCGGGTACAGCAGCTAGAGTCAGGCACTCTGTTTATTCAGCGCCAAGGTAAATCGCTTAATGAGTTTGCTTTTACAGATACTCAACTTACCTACGTTACTCAAAAAATCTCATTGCTTGCTGGCCATCTATTAAAAGGGCCAAGTCGCCTAGCATTGCGTAGATCCGTTGCTACAGATGAGAATGATTTGCTTTTAATTACCAACACAGAAGATGGCACAATGGCTGTATTCTCCCTGCTACGCGCACAGAACGTCATTGCTCCGTCTGAGTTCATTACAGTAGATGGTGCGTACATTGATGTCAGCGTAGATATATCTACGATATATACCGTTGTGCGCCGAAATGTAAATGGCGTTGACCAGTTTTACGTTGAAATCTTTGACAACGACCTATTAACAGACTCAGCTAAGTCTGGCACAGGAGTAGTCTCTACTGTAACTATGTCGCACCTAATATCGGAGAGCGTTAATATTATTGAGGATGGCACCGTACAGGCTAACCAAGTTGTGCCTGGTGGCGGTACCGTAACCCTTCCTAGGGCTACCGCATCATCCTATGAGATTGGTCTGCCTATAACAGTTCTTGCTAGGACAATGCCAGTTGATTTAAAGCTGCAAACAGGTACGCGCCTTGGATTTAAAAAGCGTATTGTTGAGGTCAACGCACTTGTTGTAGATACGCAACACATGAAGATTAACGGTACTCAGATCCCGTTCCGCGCTTTTGGCGACATTTTGGATCAGCCAGTCGCAGCGTTTACAGGAACAAAAACATTAAATGGTATCTTGGGCTACACGCAAGAGGCTAAAATTACGATATCTCAGGACATACCTTTAAAGATGACTTTATTAGGTGTGGAATACAAAGTAGCTACGCATCAGGGGACATAGATATGAGTGGATTAGCTTTTGTCGCTTTAAGCGCTTACGGGTCAATTAAAGAAGGCCAGGATAAGAAAAAATACTATAACCAGCAAGCGGCGATGACTCGCATTGAGACTGAGCGCTCTGCTATCAAGTATGAATTTCAAGCTAATCAAATATTGCAACGCACCAATGCAGCTAACGCAGCTGTAATCGCCCGCGGCTTTGCTGGTGGCGTAAATGCTTTTGAGGGGTCTGCTGGTTTAATTCAAGCGGTAAACAATACTAGAGGCGGCAAGGAGTTTGCGTTTGCTTTGTCAGGCGCAGAAGGCCAGCGCCGCAATGGATTAATTCAAGCTAGCTTGTATGAGGATGCTGGAGCTACAGCAGAGCGCACAGGTTACTTTAATGCGTTTGCTAAACTAGGTCAAGCCGCTGCAACCATGAGCTCAATAGGCGGCGCTCCATCCAGCGGTGGTGGAGCTACATTAGGAGGCGGCGGTTAATATGGCAACTCTCCCACTCTACCAACCAACAGGCTTTTTACCTGCTGACATTCCACGTCTAGATCGTGCTGACGTAAAAGAATCTGCTGCACAGCTAACTACGATTACATCTGCGCTAGATCGTGTATCTGACTTTGCATTTAAAAAAGCAAACGAGCAGGCTGAGAGAGAAGGCCTGCAATATGGCGCAGAAAACCAGCCAGGCGCAGATCAGGTTATGGAGGCTTTGAAAAGCGGCCAAAGCCCCCAAGAGATGTTTGCCCAGCCTGGCACTACCTTTGGTAACGCAGCTCGTAAAGTACAAGCAAGTCAACTGCGTAATGAGTTAGAAGTAAAAGTACGTAATGAGTTCTCACGTCTTAGCGGAATGATTGACGCTGGATCTTTTAACTTAAAAGACGTACAGAATGAAATTAAAGCAATTACCGATGGATATGGTAGAGCTATCTCTAGCGTATCCCCAGAGGAAGGCCTGCGCTTTAGGGCATCCGCTGGTAGCGCTGGAGCGCCTGTATACGCTAAGGCAGCAGACCGCGCTTATAAGATTTATGGCGAAGGCGTCAAAGCTAACGCAGACGACTTAATTTCACAGACGCCCGTTATTCTTGCTGATTTAATGCGGGTAGAAAAAGATCCAATTCTGTTGGCCGAGCGTATCCTAGTTGAGCGCCAGCGCGTAATGGATATTGCAGCGCAAACAAACGATTCACAATTCTTTGCTGAGAAACG